ACACCCGGCGTTAAGTCGAACCTGATTGCCGAAGTCAAAGCACAGCAGGGCGCACTGTTGGCGCAGACTGACTGGGCCGTGATCCGCAAGGCCGACACCAACATTGAAGTGCCAGACGCGATCCAGCTTTGGCGTAACGAGATCAGGCTGGCCGCGTGGACGATGGAACACCGGATCATAAATGCCGCGACGACCGACGACATCGCTGCGTTGTTCGTGACCTACACCAGCAACCCGGACGGGACGACGACAAAAACCGGCGTCCTGTTTGATTGGCCGGAAGAGGTTAAATAGAAACACCACGGTGGTCCCCTAGATACACAGGGGGCCACCCTTTGTAGAGAGCATAGAATGTCTGACAGTGAGATTAAAGTCGCCCTAGGGCGCATCGAGGAGAAGATTGACTGCCACTCATCAACCCATGCGGACCATGAGACCCGCATCAGGACGCTAGAGAAGACTCAGTGGCTCCGTACAGGGGCCATCGGCATCATCAGCCTTGTAATGGCTTGGATGGCGAGGCCCTTCTTCACCCCATAAGACAACCCAAGGAAATCATTATGCAACATCTTGAAGCCGCATTAGCGGCTTTTATTATGCTCGTCCTCTTACTTTTTGCCCTCACCGCCGAAGCTAACCCGGCAGATGAGGACGGCTTCAAGCCCGGTATGGTCGTACAGACCAACTACATCTGCACCCCTGTAGGTATCGGACATATAACCAACGTAGCGGCAGCGGACGTTACTCAGCTACAGCAAGCGTTCAACGCCGTGATTCAGCATGGCCTGTGCTATTCAGGCGGTGGTTACGTTGATGTCGAGGTGGTCGAAGTTGCGGGTCGATTTGCGGATTCAGATGGAAACATCATAGAGGTACTCCACATCAAACCTGCGAATGACCCTGACGCGACTGTTCGTGCGTTCATCCTTCTTCCGGTGGCGTCCCTAGGACATCCAGTATGATCAGCCTTATAGGACCCGTCATCTCCGCCATCACTGGCATAGGTGGTCAGTGGCTCTCCAACCGTGGGGAAGTAGCCAAGGCAAAACACGAGGCTAAGCTCAAGCGCATCCAGCAGGACGGCGACTGGGAGGTCACGATGGCCGAAGGCTCCGTCACCTCATGGAAAGATGAGTTCTGGACCATCGTTATCGCAACCCCGTTGATCCTTGTGTTCTTCCCCGGCACACGCCCGTGGATCGAGGACGGCTTCAAGGCCATCAACGAGGTGATGCCCGAGTGGTACATCTACGTCCTCTCCGTTGCAGTTGCTTCTGCCTTCGGAGTCCGCTCCGTAGTGGGAGCCATTAAGAAACTGAAAGGGTGACACATGAAAGCCACCGATGAAATCCTATCGAACCTCCACGCAGTCCTCGCAGAGGACATGATGGCCCGCATCCAACGCGGTGAAGCCACAGCGCAGGAGTGGAAGGAGATCAGAACCTTCCTCAAGGAGAACGGTATTGAGGCCGTAGCAGCCCAAGGGTCGCCCCTAGGTGACCTCGTGGACAGCCTCCCGGACCTCGATAACGTGGTCGATTTCGGCCACTAGCCTGTAACGACCTGTGAAGGGGTGCACAGCCTCTTCTCCCAAAAAGGTACATGGTTGTACCCCAGAACCCCTAAAGGCTCTCCACGGGCCTCCTAGGGCGTTCTAGGGTGCATCCCTGCACACATCTTAGGTAACACTACATGGCACAGAATAAAGACGCCAGATGGTGGCGCGAACAGCGCCCGGAGAAAGAATGGAAGGTCTACGAAGATTTCCGTTATTTTCTCTATCTCGTCTGGAAGCATCTTATGCTGCCGGACCCGACCCCGGTGCAGTACGACCTCGCTGACTACCTCCAGCATGGCCCCCGACGTTTCGTCATCATGGCCTTCCGTGGGGTAGGCAAGTCATGGATCACCTCCGCATACGTCAACTGGTTGCTCCTCCGTGATCCCAACATGAAGATCATGGTGGTATCAGCCTCCAAGGAACGTGCGGACCAGTTCTCCACCTTTACCCTTAGGCTCATCCAAGAGATGCCTATGCTCCAACATTTGGCCCCTGAGTCGCACCAGAGGCAGTCCAAGATCGCGTTTGATGTTGGACCCGCCCGTGCCGACCACAGCCCCTCAGTGAAATCCGTGGGTATCTTCGGACAGCTTACAGGTTCCCGTGCTGATGTAATCATCGCGGATGACTGTGAGGTCCCGAATAACTCCGAGACCCAAGGCATGAGGGATAAGCTGGCCGAGCGCGTCAAGGAGTTCGACGCTGTTATCAAGCCGGGTGAAACCCGTATTGGCTACCTTGGTACGCCACAGTGTGAAGACTCGTTGTACAACCAGTTGCCCACTCGTGGTTACGAGATACGAATTTGGCCGTCCCGGTATCCTAACGCGGAGGCCGTTAAGCGCGTCTATGGCGAACGTCTCGCGCCCTTCCTGTTAACCCACGTCGAGAAGGACCCGTCCTTACAGAACCAGTGGGGAGACCGTGGTGCCCCCACAGACCCACTCCGGTTCAACCATGAAGACCTCATGGAACGTGAGTTGTCCTATGGACGCTCCGGCTTTGCACTTCAGTTCATGCTGGACACACGCCTTTCGGATCAAGACCGATACCCCCTCAAGCTGGACGACCTCGTGGTCATGCGGTTGAACGGGGAGGTGGCCCCTCAGAAGATCATCTGGAGCGCCGAGCCGAAGACCGTTGTACAAGACATCGAATGTGTGGGCCTCAACGGGGACCGCTATCACCGTCCAGCGGAGACCTTCGGGGACTGGTGTGAATACAATGGCTCCGTCATGTTCATTGATCCCTCCGGTAGGGGTCAGGATGAGACAGCCTATGCCGTCGTTAAGATGCTCAACGGATACCTGTTCGTGACAGCAGCCGGTGGCATGAAGTCGGGCTACGGCCCGGAGACCCTCACAGCCTTGTGCGAACTAGCCAAGGCCGAGAAGGTCAACCGGATACTCATTGAGTCCAACTTCGGTGACGGCATGTTCACCCAGTTGCTCAACCCGTACCTCTACAGGATTTACCCGTGTACGACCGAAGAGGTCCGACACCAAAAGCAGAAAGAACTCAGGATCATCGACACCCTCGAACCTGTGATGAACCAGCATAGGCTCATCATAGACCAGAAGGTCATCGAGAACGACTATAGGTCCACCCGTGACCTACCCCCTGAGAAAGCACTCAAGATGCAACTGTTCTACCAGATGTCCCGTGTCACGAGAGACCGGGGCGCTCTGGCCCATGACGATAGGCTCGATGCCCTCGCTGGTGCCGTGAGTTACTGGGCTGAACAGATGGGTGCTGATGAAGACCGTTCGATGGCTGCCCGTAAGGAGCAGCTACTCGATGCGGAACTGGCTGTGTTCACTGGACGAGCCGGTATGTCGATGGACCTCCTAGCTATGGGGGCCAGCCCAGAGATCGCCATGCGGTACGCAGGAGGTCATCACCACGATACTTGGGTGGAAACCCATGATAATGAACAATAGGAGAACTAACTATGTCAGCATTTGACACCATCGAGTCCCTTACGACCATCAAGCTGGGTGCATCGGCTGCATCCCTGACCCTCATCCGTCGCGCTGACGGGTCCTTCTCGTTCACCGATGTGGGCGGTAAGACCGTTATAGTCGAGGGGGACACCAACGACGAGTTCCTGCGCCTGTACCGGGCCATCGAAGCACTGGTCTAAGTGTATCAATGCAGCAAATGCAGCGATAGCTGCTAGAGTAGCTGCTAAGTGAGGGGGTTGTTCTAGTAGTAGAATGACCCCCTCCCACTAGCATTTCTAGCTGCATTGGAAACCCCATGAAATCAAGGGGTTATAATTAAGTTGCACCCTATGAAGGAACCCCCCAGACCCCCCCCCGGTTATACCTATAGTGTAACCTAAGTGTAACCTAGGTAGTTACACATGAGCATGGGATGATTTTCTAAGGTGGTACTGAGGCTGCATACTCCTACAACACATTCCCCATTAACGAGACACCTAGGATGTACCTTATGTTGAGACTAGAAGAACTTGAGGAGAAGCTACTAGGTGAAGCCCTGAGTGGCTACCTAGGACGTACTGGGAGAGTAGGGGAGGTTGATCCTGATACTGATACCGACTTCAGAGGCTCACAGGAGTTCAGGGACTACAGGGCTACCCTAAGGTGGGCCATGAATAGCTAGAGGTCTCCCCCTAGCAGCTACTACTGCATTTGAGGGGGGCTCCTCATTTTTAGGGTCAAAACTCTGAGCGGGTATTCGATATAGCGCTCCGTGAAAAAACCCCCCTCTGGGCTGCCTTTTTATGCGCGCGAAGAGAGCGATGCCTTTTTATGCGCGCCATGACCCCGCTGCCTTTCTATGCGCGCGATGGCCCCGCTGCCTTTTTTATGCGCGGGAGGACCCCGCTCAATTACCCATCGCGGCCGCATCGCCGCAACAACGCCGCAACATAGGGGCCACAGATGGCGGAAACCAAGGGGTCGCTCTAGATCATTCAGGATGTGTGCCCGAGGTGGTGGCCTATATAGGGCTGGATCGCCTCGTTTCATTCAAGCGCTATCCCGAACCCATGCCTTTCACATATATCGATGCATTTTTCACCGCCACC